AAGAAATTTATGAAGGCGCGTGACATCGCGACAACTGTATTATCTGAAGCATACGGCACTGGCAGAATGTACGAGCATAACTGTGCAGAATTAAACCGCCACACACCGTTTAAAGAGAAGATTTACAGTTCTAATTTGTGTCAAGAGATTGCATTAGTTACTTCAGGGTTTCGTAGTGTTGCTGATCTTTATTCTAGTGAGCCCGACGTTCCTGGCGAGATTGGTTTGTGTAACTTAGCAGCAATTATTGCAGGCAATGTTAAGCCGAAAGAATACGAAGATGTGGCGTACTATGGACTGTTGATGGTAGATACTGTGATTGAGATTATGGATTATCCGTTCCCTCACTTGAAGCGCACTGCACAGGCTCGTCGTTCTGCAGGTATTGGTATTACTAACTTAGCTTATGATTTAGCTACGAAGAAATTAAAGTATTCTACTTTAGAAGGTAAGAAATACATTCACCGGTTAGCAGAGCTGCACAGCTATTCGTTACACCGTGCATCGTTGAGATTAGCAAAAGAATACGGTGTGTGCGAATGGATGCATAAAACAAAGTACCCAGACGGCTGGTTGCCTATCGACACTGCTAACAAGTTTATTGACACGATTGTTAACGAACCGTTGCATTGTGACTGGGAAACGCTAAGGCAAGAAATTATAGCAAACGGTGGCATCCGTCATAGCGTATTAGAAGCACACATGCCTTGCGAAAGCAGTGCATTAGCATCTGGTACTACTAATGGTTTATATCCGATCAGAGAAATTGCTGTAATTAAGACATCGGGCATAAATAAAATTCCGTTCTTAGCTCCGCGTTACGAGAGTTTGAAGAATGATTACGAATTTGCTTGGGATATTTCGCACAATGACATGGCAGAAGTGTATGCTGTTGTACAGAAGTTTACAGGGCAAGGTATTAGCGCAGACTTTTACATTAACATGAAAAGTGACGATGCTAAGAAGATTGGGACAAAACAAATATTAGAAGAATTTGCATACAGAGCTAAGTTGGGATTAAAAACTAGATATTATTTTAATTCGGGCACTAGTTCGACTATGTCAACTATACACACAGACGAACAAGATCGCGGATGTGCCGGCGGCGCATGCAGCTTATAAGGAAAGCTATATAATGGCAATGACAGTTTTTAATACACAGAACACGGATTGGAAAGACAACACTTATTCTATATTTTTAGGACAGGCGCCGGGACTTTACGATTCAATTAATGTTAAATACCCGAAATTGTTTAAGATTTATAAGCAACAAGTATCGCAGCGTTGGGTGGAAGATGAATTTAATCACGACCAATCGAGGCTAGACTTTATAAAATGTCCAGAAAGCGTGTACAAAATTATGATATTGAATTTAGCTTTCCAGTGGGAGTTGGATTCAGTTGCGTCCCGCGCTAGCGCACCATTATTTGCACCGTTCGTAACGTGTTCGGAAGCATGGGCTGCTATGATGGAAAATGCTAACATGGAAATTATACATTCGCTAACTTATAGCGAAATAATAAGATTATGTATTAAAAATCCATCTGAAATATTTGAAATGATTATGAATACCCCGATATTTCATAACAGAGCTGCAAAAGTTTCACAAGTATTTGAAGATTTAGCAAGAGTTGGTGCAGAATATACCCTAGGCTTGCGTAAAAACGATCAAGAAACATATAACTATGTGTTTAAGGGCATGTTTGCTTTATATGTGCTAGAAAGATTGCAATTTATGTCATCCTTTGCTGCTACGTTTGCAATAGTAGAGCAGGGATTCTTTCAGAGCATTGGTAAAGCAGTACAAAAGATCATGATCGACGAGCTTGCTTGTCACGCCGAGTTCGATTCCGCTGTTTTACATGCCGAATTGAAAACTGAGCGTGGGCAAATAGCGTTCGAGAGCATGAAAGATGAATTATGCGAGATGATTGAGGAAGTAGTCCGGCAAGAGTTTGCATGGACTGAGTTTTTATTCGAAGACGGCCGCTCAATCGTCGGTCTTACGCCTAATTTGTTAAATGAGTGGGTTGTTTCTAACGCACAGGCAATATACAAAGATTTGAGATTGCCTAATCCGCGCAAAATAGTTAAAAACCCGCTAGCTTGGATGTCAAATTGGATAAACATAGACAAATTCCAAAATGCAAACCAAGAGGCCGATAACAACAATTACGCCCTAAATGTCATAAAGGATGACTTAGGTGACGATGTAATTGAATTTGACTTTTAAAAGGAGAAAGTTATGTTTACTAATTTTAGTCTTATCTTGATAGTGTTGGGACTTACAGCTCTTATTACTGCTTGCACTGGACCTTATGTGCATCAGTCGCATAGACCTGCAAAGCCTAGAGTTGAAACAAATGTGTGTGACAATGCTGATAATGCATTAACTGATAAAGGATTTGTGATTGTAACGTCGCCTGTGTCCGGGCAACGTGTTAAACCAGGATTCACGGTTACAGGGTGTTCCCGTTCGTTTGAATCTAATGTACCGTGGCAGTTAACTGACACACAAGGCAATATACTTGCCGCAGGCGCAGCAATGGGCGGTGGCGTTGACGGTTTTGGTAAGTTTTCGTTTGTTGTTAACTATTCCGTAAGTGAGACACAGTTCGGTGTCCTTCACGTTATGGAAGATGATCCGTCCGACGGAGAAGGCAACCCGCCGAAAGATAATGAAATTCCGATAATCTTAAAGAAGAAATAAAAATGTTAATACGCAAAGACACACAGTTAAAAATAGATGAAACAGTTTCGTTTAAAATATCATCCGGCGAGGAAATTATAGGAAAGGTTGTATTCTTCAACGACACGGAAGTCGTAGTTCATAAACCTTTTCAATTAGCTGCAACACAAACAGGGCTAACCCTACTACCTTTCCTGATGATGGCAAACGATAACGCAGACCCGACGTTTAGACTTAGCTCTATAGTGGCTATCTATGCGCCGGCTGCGTCTTTTAAAACCGCGTATGATTCGGCTGCTAGTGACTTAGTGTTACCAAAAACCAAATCTATAATAACATAATGCTTGCATTGTTCTTAAAAACAGTATACACTAATATCTACAATTAAGGAACACACATGAAAACAGGAAAAACCCCGTACGAAATACGGTCTGATTTACTACATCTAGCGTACAATATTGTCCGTGAGCGCAAAATTGCTGCAATTTACACTAGTTCTACCGCCGCCCCACCTGCCGTAGATGTTACATCTGCTGAAATTATTGCAGAAGCAGAACGTCTTAACGGATTTGTATCACACACTACAGAGAAGTAACTATGTTTTGCAAGTTTAATGAATGGTTTAACTTTAATCGTTTGAAACTAGGTTCGGCCGACGAGTGGGCCGAATGGGATGATAACTTTCGAAAAAAAGCACCCATTCGACACTGGTTAACACATCGTCTGCCTTATCTAACGTGGTATCCAGTTAAATGGAAATACGACGTAGCTCGCGATTGGGTACGTTATCGTCGTAAGAAATATCATATAATTGATACCGGGCTCACGCCTGGATATTACGATAAAGATACGCTGCTGTTGCATGCAAACTTTTCTTTATTGAAGAATTTTGTAGAAATCGAGAAAGCATCGATGCATCGATGGTCGCATGCCAGTACTGAGAAAGAAACTCTGCTAGGGTTTATACCTAAACGTAAAAAGATCGACCCGTTAAATGGCATAAAATATTTAGAGTGGGAAACTACTTTAGATGTACCCGACGAAGATGGCAATTCCAACCCCGAGCAAGCAGCACACGCACGAGAAATTCTTGAATTGTACACATGGTGGGTGTTCGACCGCCCTAATCGTGTTGAGCTCGAATCGCCGGAGGCACCAGCAGACGATGTCGAACATACTCGTTCTTTTATGTATAGAATGAGTACAGCGTATCGTGAAAAATATCCAGAGTACCATGCTGCATTTTCGCAATGGTGTGTTGCACATAGTAAACAAGAGGAAGACTGGGCAGAAGAAGATACCGAAATGTTAATTCGTCTTATTAAAGTACGCAAATCGCTGTGGACATAAAATTTTGTACAAACATGTATTAGAACATCAGCTAATAGCAAGTGCTGCTATACTTGAATTAGTAAAAGACAACATATTTGCACAGCAATTATATGCTGCATTATGTAATATGCGATGGGTGTATCTGCCTCCAGATGACCCGGGAAGCATTGTGGATAGATTAACGAAACTTATGCCAGAAGATTACGGCCCGGACGATGCGTGCAGTGTTTCCTGGCGCCAAGCAGGCGGCATCGTTGCAGATTTACGCAATCGTTTTCTGGCTGAACAAGGTAAATTCGAAGATTACATGAATTGGTATTGTAGTGG